AATCGCTCCCCAGCATGGTGCTACTCTTCGCATGGTCGCTTTTGTTTATTCATGACCTATCAAGTAATTTCCGCTTTTGCTGCCGTGACGCCTCGCCGCCGCAAGCTGGATTGGCCCATTGATCGGCTGGACGTTGGGCAGGCGTTCATCGTCCCGATGGTTGACGGCTTTGATCCGGAAGGGCGACCTGAGTCCTACATGCGCGTGATCGTCAGCAAGCAAGGCGCAAGGCTGAAGCGGACTTTTGCTTGCAACAAAGTTCAAGACGGTCTGGCCATCTCACGCATTGCCTGATCCAGCTCACCTTTTCTCGCTGGTGGGGCGCGCACTGCGCCCCTACCCTTGGCGCATGGCAACCATCACCCTCGACATCAAGTCCGAGCTGCCCAAGGCCATACGGTGGACCGACACCATGACCAAGCAGCTGCCGTTCGCCATTAGCCAGGCGCTCAACAGCACGGCATTCGATACGCGCACCGCATTGGGTGGGGCGACACGCCAATACTTCGATCGGCCTAACCGCTTCACCCAGACCGCATTCCTCTACAGCAAGAGCACCAAGCGCAACCTGGAGGCCACGGTCTATGCCAACGATCAGCAGGGCCGTGACCGTGCGCGCTACCTGCGCTTTGGTATCGCAGGTGGCACACGCCCGCAGAAGGGCTTTGAGCGTAAGTTCCTTGGCAGCATCGTGGGCACACGCACCATCCCAGCAGGCGCACAGCTGCAACCCACTTCGCTGGTCAAGCTGGACGCATCGGGTGGCGTCAGCCTTGCCACCATCAAGCGCATCCAGAAGGGCCTCAACGGCAACGCACGCGGTGGCTTCTTCATCGGCACGCCCAAGGGCGGCGACCGCCCACCTGGCATCTACCGCCGCAGCAGGGAGCAGTTGTTCCCCTACTTCATCGCTACGGATCAGCGTGCTCGCTACACACCACGCTTCCCCATGGGTCAGATCGGCCAGAAGGTGGTTCAGCGGCGCTTCGGCCAGTACCTGCGCAGCAGCCTGGAGAGGGCCGTTGCAAGCGCACGCTGAGGCTTTGCAAGGTACTTCCTGGGGGATTTGGCAAGGGTAATTCGCGCGCCCGCCATTCCTCTAGCGTCAGTGCTCAGCCGTCTCAAACGGGACGCAGCGTGAGACAAACGGCCATAGGATCCCCGGTGGTTTGATAGTTCAATAGTTCACTATGATTTTGGCGAACCCTAAGGGCGAATTACCCTAGTGCTGGTCACGTTTAGCGAGTTTGCCGCGCTGAAGGGCTGCGCCAAGGGCACCGTGACAGCAGCAACCAAGACGCGCATTGCTGCGGCCGTGGTGGAGAAGGACGGCAAGCGGTGGCTAGACCGCGACCAGGCGCTGGAGCTGTGGAACAAAAACACCAAGGCGACGCATAACGCGAAGGTGAGCCAGGCAGATCCGATCGAGGCGCGGACGCCGGTGGAGCTGAAGCGCGCGATCGAGGCGCTGCCGGATGATGCGATCCCGGATCTCAACGAGAGTCGCGCGAGACGCGAGCATTACCAGGCGGAGCTGAGCAAGCTGCAGGTGGCGCAGCAGCGCAAGGAGCTGGTGCCAGCGGATGAGGTGAAGAAGGAAGCGTTCCAGATCGGGCGGAGCGTGCGGGAAGCGCTTAGCAACCTGGCCGACCGGCTGAGCCACCAGCTGGCGGGCGAGACGGACCCGGCGGTGATCCACCAGCTGCTGAGCGATGAGCACCGGGATGCGCTGCTGGCGCTGGCCGAGGTGGAGCGGTGATTGAGCTGCTGCACGGCGATTGTCTGGAGAGGCTGCGCGAGCTGCCGGACTGCAGCGTGGACGCGTGCGTGACGGATCCGCCCTATGGGCTGAGCTTCATGGGCAAGGCGTGGGACTACGACGTGCCGGGCGCGGAGGTGTGGCGCGAGGTGTTGCGGGTGCTGAAGCCCGGCGGTCACCTGCTGGCGTTTGCGGGCACCAGGACGCAGCACCGGATGGCGGTGCAGATCGAGGATGCGGGCTTTGAGATCCGCGACATGATCGCGTGGGTGTATGGGAGTGGGTTCCCGAAAAGCTTGGACGTGAGCAAGGCGATCGACAAGCTGAACGGCAGAGAATTTGAGGATCGTTACGACCTAGGTCGCCACATCCGCGCTTGTCGTGAAGCTCTTGGCATTTCACGAAAAGAAGTAAATCAGCGATTTGGCGCGGCTGCAATTTGCAACCACTGGGAGGCGCAGGATTGCAACAACGCACGGTTGCCCACGCCGGAGCAGTGGAAGGAACTCAAGGCGTGGCTGGGTTGTGATGCCAAGTACGACGCTTTAGTTGACCGCATCGGAGCCGAACGCGAGGTGGTGGCTCAACAGCGTGGCGCCGTGCTGGTTGTTGCACCCGGCCAAGACAACGACCGCAGCAGCACCACGCTGGACATCACCGCCCCCGCAACCCCTGCCGCGCAGCAGTGGGCCGGCTGGGGCACCGCGCTGAAGCCTGCGCTGGAGCCGATCACGGTGGCGCGCAAGCCACTGGTGGGCACGGTGGCGGCAAACGTGTTGGAGCACGGGACTGGCGCGATCAACGTGGATGGGTGTCGGGTTATTGGCGAGCCATCACCATCAGTTGAAAGACGCAAGCACGCCGCCCCTGGCGTCTCGGTTGGGGCAACCGGGTGGACGACTCCCGCAAGACCTGACAGCTACAACGAGCAGCGATCCGGGGAGTCTCTTGGCCGCTGGCCGGCGAACCTGATCCACGACGGCAGCGACGAGGTGGTGGGGTTATTTCCGCAGGCGGGTGGCGGTTACGGCAAACGCGGTGCAGCCCGGCAGATGGAAGGCTGGGGAATGGGAGGCCACAACGAAACAGTGGGCTACGGCGACAGCGGCAGCGCCGCCCGATTCTTTTACTGCGCGAAGGCTAGCAAGACCGACCGCGGCGACGGCAACGCCCATCCCACTGTCAAGCCCACCGAGCTGATGCGCTACCTCTGCCGGCTGGTGACGCCACCCGGCGGCGTGGTGCTGGATCCGTTCATGGGCAGCGGCAGCACCGGCAAGGCCGCTGCGCTGGAGGGTTTCCGGTTCATCGGCATCGAACGGGAGGCGGAGTACCTAGAGATTGCGCGCGGCCGCATCGAGGTGCCGGCGCAGGGGAGCTTGCTGTGAGCGTCTGGCGCGCGGCGTTCATGGACGGGCTACGGCCGGAGCAGCCGCTGACGGTGAGCGAGTGGTCGGACAAGTACCGGCGGCTGAGCAGCAAGGCCAGCGCCGAGCCGGGGCCATGGCGCACCAACCGGACGCCGTATCTGCGCGAGCCGATGGACTGCCTGAGCACGACCAGCAGCGTGCAGCGGGTGGTGATGATGTTCGCGGCGCAGACGGGCAAAACCGAGAGCGGCGCCAACTGGCTGGGCTATGTGATCGACCACGCGCCGGGACCGATGCTGCTGGTGCAGCCAACGGTGGAGATGGCAAAGCGGCTGAGCAAGCAGCGGCTGGAATCGCTGGTGACGGAGACGCCGTGCCTGGCGGCAAAGATCGCACCGAGCCGGAGCCGCGACTCGGGCAACACGATGTTCAGCAAAGAATTTCCGGGCGGAATGATGATCTTGACCGGAGCGAACAGTTCGACGGGCCTGCGCTCGACGCCGTGCCGCTACATCTTCATGGATGAGGTGGACGCGTTCCCGTTGGATGTGGACGGGGAAGGCGATCCGGTGAGCCTGGCGGAGAAGCGGGCGACGACGTTTGCGCGGCGCAAGATCTTGCTGACCAGCACGCCAACGGTGAAGGACTTCAGCCGGATTGAGGCGGAGTATCAGCGCAGTGACCAGCGGCGGTTCTATGTGCCGTGCCCAAGCTGCGAGGCGATGCAGTGGCTGAAGTGGCCGCAGCTGAAGTGGGAGAACAACGACCCGGCGACGGCGAGCTATGAGTGCGAGGAGTGCAAGGAACGGTTCGCTGAGATCCATAAGCCGTCGATGCTGCGCAAGGGCGAGTGGCGCGCGACTGCACCGAGCGATGGAAAGACGGCCGGCTTCCAGCTGAGCGGGTTGTATTCACCGCTGGGCTGGCTGAGCTGGGCAGACATGGTGGACGACTTCCTGCGGGCAAAGGCTGACGCGCCGATGTTGAAGTCGTTTGTGAACACGCGGCTGGCGGAGACGTGGGAGGAGGACTTTGCCAGCAAGGTGGACGCGTCGGGGCTGCTGGAGCGGTGCGAGCACTACGAGCCGGCGATGGTGCCGGAGGGCGGACTGGCGCTGACGGTGGGCGTGGACGTGCAGGACAACCGGCTGGCGGTGAGCGTGTGGGCTTGGGGCCGGGAGGAGGAGGGCTGGCTGCTGGACCACCAGGAGATCTACGGCGACCCGTCACGGCCGGAGCTGTGGAAGCAGCTGGATGAGGTGGTGCTGCGCGAGTGGCCGCACGCGATGGGCCACAAGCTGCGGCCGGACGTGGTGGCGATCGACTCCGGCGGCCACTTCACGGCGGAGGTTTACCAGTACGCGCGGGAGCGCGGGCGGCAGGGCGTGGTGGCAATCAAGGGCCAGAGCCAACGCGGCAAGCCACCGATCGGCAAGGCCAGCAAGGTGGACGTGAACTACCAGGGCAAGACGCTGAAGCGCGGCGCGCTGGTGTATCCGGTGGGTGGCGACACGGTGAAGACGACGCTGTTCGGGCGGCTGAAGCACAACGAGCCGGGGCCGGGCTTCCTGCACTTCCACATGAAGACGACGGGCGAGTATTTTGAGCAGCTGACGGCTGAGAAGCAGGTGCTGCGCTACAACCGCGGCGGCTTCCCGACGCGCGAGTGGGTGAAGAAACCATCAGCGCGCAACGAAGCGTTGGACTGCCTGGTGTACGCGTATGCGGCGGTCAATCTGATGTACCAGCGGTATGACCGCAGAACGATCTGGGATCAGCTGGAGAAGCGGCTTGATAAGCCAGTGGAACGACGGGCTAAGGCACCGCTAAGATCGAGCGGAGGCGGTGTAAACCCGTTTATTTCCAACTGGTGAGGCCGTGAACATCCCATCAAGGATCCGCGCTGGAGACACCATTCGCTGGCGAGACCCCTCCGCCACGGATGTGTTTGGAGCCCCCCTGACCAGCGCAAGTCACGGCCTCACCTACTACCTGCGCACCAACACCGCGAGCGAAGGCGCAACGGTGGTGGGCACGGCGTACGGCAGCGGGTGGGAGTTCACGATCGCCGCGGCCACGTCGGTGAACTTCGATGCCGGGCAGTGGTTCTGGCAGGCGATCGCCACCGCCACGGTTGGCGGTGCAGTGACAACGCTGGGCGCGGGCCAGCTGACGGTGGACCCGGCGCTGAACTATGCGGGCAGCCCTGCGGCGTTCGATGGGCGCTCGCAGGCGGAGAAGGATCTCGACGCGGTGCAGGCCGCGATGCGGGCGATCATCTCCGGCGGTGCGGTGCAGGAGTACACGATCGGCAGCCGGCGGCTGAAGAAGATGGAGATGGCCGATCTGATTACGCTGGAGAGCAAGCTGAAGGGCGAGGTTAAGCGGGAGCAAGCGGCTGCATTGCAGGCGCAAGGTCTCGGTAACCCCCACAACCTGTTCGTGCGCTTCTGATGGGAATCCGATCTGCGATCTACGGCTGGCTGCAGCGGGGCACCCCGCAGCCTGAGGCGATGCGGCCAACGCGGCGGCGGATGTATGAGGGCGCCAAGTTCAGCCGGCTGACGGCCGACTGGGTGACGGGCAACACCAGCGCCGACAGCGAGGTGTACGGCTCGGCGCAGAAGTTGCGCGATCGCGTACGGCAGCTGTGCCGGGACAACGACTACGCGCGGC